GTAATCTTGTACTCGTAGGTCGTAAGGGCAATAGTTTCCTTGAAAGTGGATTCGTATATGCTCCATATGTCCCACTACAAGTTACACCAACCATCTTTGGTACTGAAGATTTCGTACCACGTAAGGGTGTTATGACTCGCTACGCCAAGAAGATGGTACGTCCAGACCTATATGGCCTTGTCGTTGTACAAGACCTATTAGGCTGATCGTAACGGTTAGTTAATAAGAAGCCCGCCAGAAATGGCGGGTTTTCTCTTTTAAAAATTTTAAACTATTTATATTGTCTTTTAAATTCAGGAGAATTTATTATGTTTTTTTATAATGAACCAGAACCGATTTCGCACATAACTTCGAGTTTAAGGGTTTTTTTGCAACCTTCATCTGCCGGATCTTTTATAAACCTTTATAATGGCGCAGCTGTATCGAGTTCGTCTGGTGCAGATTCATTTTATTTTGATGGTATAAATGATTATGCCGATTTTACCAGTTCATTAAATACAATAACTCAAAATGCTTTTACTGTATCTATGTGGGTAAAAATGGTTTATAATAATGCTAGTAAAAATCGTGTTATTATGACAAATTATTTAAATAGCTTACCATATTTAACGCACGGTTTTCAATTAAGTGTACAAAATGGTGCGGTATTAGCAAACATAATAAACAATCCTCATAATGGAACGGGTGGGGGTTCCTTTTATATTTCCACATCAACAACAAATGAAGGAAGAGTTGATGATGACAGTTGGCACAATATTGTTGTAACTTCTAATGGTGGTCAAGCAGCACCAGGTGTTGGAAGAGTTAATCAAAATATTAAAATATTTTTAAACAAATTACAAAATACCGGCGCCGGCTCAACGATGGGTTCACCATCACTTTGGCTTCTTAACAACACTATGAAAATAGGTTTTTCTTATAATGTTGGTGTCGGTTCGCCTTTTGATGGTCACATTTCAAATATACTATTTTATGATAAAGAATTGTCTCTTGCCGAGATAGAGCAAAATTATGATGCCTTTAAAACTAAATTCGGAAGATAAATAAAATTATTTTATAAACCAACCCGAAATATGGTGGGTTTTCTTTTATATCAATATTAATACTATTTATAAAGTAGCCATATATGGAGGCACTATATAAATGTCTGTTCCTGTATTAACACCTAAAAGTCAAACAAGCGCAATTGTATTGCCTTCAACTGGAACATTTTCTAATGTTGCTTCTAGTTTGCCTCTTGGTATTTATGCGAACAGCACAGATTTTATAAGTGGCGCTGTAGATCAAGTTGCTTATATCTATAAAATGATTGGTGGCGATGTTCTTGATATAGAAATAACAGAAGGTCAAGCTTATGCGGCATATGAAGATGCTGTATTAACTTATTCTTATCTTGTTAATCTTCATCAAGCAAAGAATTCACTTGGTAGCATGCTTGGTTCTCCAACCGGAACATTTAATAGTGATGGTGAAATAAAAAGTGGAAGTGCTCTTTATAATCTTGTTAGTTCTTCTGGTCCACTTAATTTAACATATCCAATGTACGATATAACAGCTGTTCGTGATGCTGCTGATGCATTTTCACATGAAGCTGGCGTTGGTGGAAAAATAGATATATATTCAGCTTCTTTTGAAGCTCAACCAAATCAACAAGATTATGATTTACAAAATATAGTTAGTAGTTCTGCTGCTAATTCTACTTCTGTTTTGTATGGTAAAGTTAATCCAGGTTCAAGAATAACTGTTAGAAAAGTTTATTATAAGTCTCCTCGTGCAATGTGGAGATTTTATGGCTACTATGGCGGTTTAAATGCCGTAGGAAATCTTTCAACATACGGTCAGTATGCTGACGACAGTACTTTTGAAGTTATTCCAGCGTGGCATAATAAACTTCAAGCTATGGCATATGAAGATAATATTTATACTCGTATCTCTCATTATTCTTATGAGATTAAAAATAACAAATTAAGAATTTTTCCTATTCCCGATTCAACCGATATAAGAACATTTTGGTTTGAATTTAGTGTTGGTGCTGGTAATGGAGCAAATGTTGGCATAGGAATATTATCCGGTTCGTCATATACAGAATTAAGTGGAAAAGATGCCAGAATTGGTGGTGTTAATAATATAAACACTCTTCCTTTCTCAAATATTCCTTTTGAAAATATTAATGCAATCGGCAAACATTGGATTCGTCGTTATGCGCTTGCTGTAGCAAAAGGCATGCTTGCTGAAATTCGCAGTAAATTTCAAACAATTCCAATTCCAGGTGAAAGCGTTACGCTAAATGGTGCGGATTTAAGATCACAAAGCAAAGAAGAAAAAGACGCTCTTAAAGAAGAGCTTGTAAAAATACTGGAAGAAACAGATTATAACACTCTTGCTGAAAAACGCACAGCTCTTTCTGATAATGCTAATAAAGTTCTTGCTGCAGTTCCAAATGTTATATTCGTAGGATGATTAAATGGGTAAAAAGAAAGTAGATCAAAAAAAATGGACCCAACCAGAACAGCCACCTTCTCCAATGTTTTTGGGGAAGAAAGAAAGAGATTTAACAAAGCAAATTAATGATGAATTAATTGAGCGAGTTATAGGTCAAACTATTATTTATTTTCCTTTAAATGTAAAAAATAGTGATTTTCATCCTCTTTATGGTGAAGCAATAAATAAAACTTTTTTAAGACCGATAATAATAAAAGCATTAGTAAAAATTGATGAAGAACAAACAACAACAGAAGTGTATGGTCTTGATAAAAGCTCCAAAATAACAATTAATTTTCATAAAAGAAGACTAACTGAAGATCAAGATTTATATATTCGTGAAGGTGATGTTGTTTTTTATGGATTAAATTTTTATGAAATTGTAAAACTAGCAGAACCAAGAAAATTATTCGGCCAAGTTCAACATAAAATGGAAATACAAACAAGTTGTAATCGCGTTAGACAAGGTTTCTTTAATGAGCCGGTAGAATTACTACAAATAAGAGAACAAATAAGAATAAACGAAACTCAAGATCAAAGTGGTTTAGAAGAAATTATCAATAACACGCCAATTGAAGCTGTTTGCGGTGGAAAAATACAAATAATATCAGGCAAAAGAACAAGTTCAAAGCGTTCACAATTTTTAGATTATGCAAATAATCCACAAAACTATAAAGGTTGTATAGTTTATTTGTCAGAAATTGATGAAGATGAAATATATGGTAATTTTGACCAACCAGATAAATTTTTTTTTAATGAAGGTGGAGTTTGGATCGAAAGTCCTCTCTTTACATTACCATGATGGGATTGAAAAATGAGCGATAAAACAGAATACGAAAGAAGAGGTCTTGAAACAAATCAAGTTTCAATAGAACCATCAACAATAGAAACAATCGATTTAGCTGTTTATGAATGGCTTGATAAAACTATGAATATTCACGCAAATACAAATCGTGGTTGGAAAAAAACACCTGTTATCTGGGTTGCCGGTGAAAGAGCACATCAAATAAAAAACGATAGAACATTAAGAGATGTAAATGGAAATTTTATACTTCCAGCAATTACACTACAAAGAGATAATATAACAAAAAGTTTAACAAAAAAAGGAACTTTTTATGCTAATGTGCCGCCAGATGATTTTCGCGGTGGAGTCGTAACCGTAACAAAGCTGATATCTCAAGAAAAATCAAATAATTACGCAAAAAATAACAATTACAGAAAAACAGTTCAATATAATGTAAAAGAAAAAAATAAAAAAGTTGTATATGAAATTACAAAAATTCCATTACCAGTTTATATTGATGTTAAATACACAATAACAGTTAATACAGAATATCAGCAGCAAATAAATGAAATAATTCAACCATTTATGACCTATACAGCCGGTATTAATCACTTTATGATAAGCAAAGAACAGCATAGGTATGAGGCGTTTTTTGAAAAAGATTCATCATTTAAAAATGGTGGAAACATGACAAAGTTAGATCAAGATAATCGTATGTTTACGACAGAATTATCGATAAATGTGTTAGGATATTTATTGGGAGCGGGAGCAAATTCACAAAAGCCAAAGATTATTACTTCAGAAACTATTGTTGAAGTAAAAATACCAAGGGAAAAAGAGTTGTTTGGTGAATCAACAGAAGCAGATAAGAAAAAATATTAAAACATTATATTGTTTCTTTTCAATTTAAATCTTACTATTTACCTAAGAAATACAAGCTGTATAGGAGTATTTTATAATGAGTGGTGCAAATAAGTATCGTTTCGTATCTCCAGGAATTCAAATAAAAGAAATTGATCGTTCACAGATTAACAATGTAAATGACGCTGTAGGGCCAGTTGTAATTGGTCGTGCTCGCCGTGGTCCAGGCATGGTTCCTGTAAAAGTTCGCTCTTATGAAGAATTTGTATCAATATTCGGTGAACCTGTTCGTGGCTCAACCGATGGTGATATTTGGCGCGAAGGAAACTTAACCGGTCCTGCATATGCATCATGGGCCGCAAAAGCTTATTTAGCAAATTCAAGTCCTCTAACATTCGTTCGTTTGATGGGTTCAGAACATCCAGAAGCAAATGCTCAAGGTTATGCTGGCTGGAAAACAGATAAAACTATTTCTGGTTCAGTTGGAGCAAATGCCGGTGGTGCTTATGGTCTTTTCGTTATTCCATCAAGCTCAAATCCGCAAGTTACCGGCACATTAGCAGCGGTATTTTATGTAAATAGTGGTGCTGGTCTTGCTCTTGTTGGTCAAAATCCAGCAGGAACCATGACAACTGGTTCAGCAACTCTTGTTAAATCAATTGGTAATAATTTTGAATTTAGAATGAAAGTTGTTGGAACGGATAATGTAAATGATGCAAACCCAATATTAGATACATCATTTAACTTTGATAAAATTTCAGATAAATATATTCGCAAAGTATTCAATACAAACCCAACATTAGTCAATACTGCTATTACTTCAGTTGATAATGTTGAAAAATATTGGCTTGGTGAAACATTTACAGACTTTTTAACAGATACAGTTGCTGCTGGTAATGCATATGCATTTATTGCTGGCTTAAAGAGTGCAACTGCTGATCTTTCAGACTTCCAATTAGAAGCTCAAGCAGCAAAAACCGGATGGGTATTCTCACAAGATCTTAGTGCTGTAACCGGTTCTTTCAATCCACAAAATATGTCTAAATTATTTAGATTTGTTGCCCTTGGTGGAGAAGGTTCTGGCGATTGGACACAGCGTTCATTAAAAGTCGCTGTAAAAGATATCAAATACTCGCCAACTCCTTTCGAAAAATATGGTTCATTCACAGTTGAAATTCGCAAAACAGATGACAATGATGCTCAACCAGCAGCATTAGAAGTGTTTACAAACTGCAATCTAAATCCAAATTCAGAAAATTATGTTGCCAAGAGAATTGGCGATAAATATCTTGAATGGACAGACGATACTTTGACTGGCGAAAAGAGACACAAAATGTTCGGTAATTACGACAATGTTTCTAAACTTGTTCGTGTTGAAATGAACACACTCGTAGAAGAAGGTGGTATTGATCCAGAATCATTACCATTCGGCTTCCTTGGTCCAGTTAAATACAAAACAGTTACAGTTGAAAGTGGTTCTGCAACAACTGGAACCGATCTACTTAAAGCAGTTGGCGAAATTCCACTTGCACCAAGTGGTACTGCAAACTCAATTAATGTTACTGGTTTATCTGCATTAACTGCTTCAATACTCTTCCCAGAATTAAAGATGAGAGTTTCAAGTAGTGAGGCAGGTGTGCTAAATGATCGTGATACATACTTTGGCGTTGTTAGTAATGTTGCAACTCGTGCTCAATTTAATGAAGAATATGTTGATCTTGTAAGAGTTAAACCATTTAACTTGGACACCTTTGTTCCAACAGGTTCATTAACTGAATATTCAACAATATTCACTCTTGATGATGTTAGAGAAGTTTCTGGCAGTGCTGGTAAGTTCTTCTGGCAAAAAGGTAGTCGTGTCGGTGGAACTTCAATAACTGCAGTTAGTAGTTCATACAAACAACTACTAGATAAGGGTGTTGATAAATTCGTTATGCCAGTATTTGGTGGTTTCGATGGATTAAATGTCAAAGAAAAAGAACCATTTGCAAATCGTGTTCTTGCTTTAAATTCTGCAGAACCAAGATCAAACTATGCTCAATATAGTATACAAAAAGCAATTGACATGGTTTCAGATCCAGAAGTTGTTGAAATGAATCTTGTAACAGTTCCTGGTGTAACAAATACAACAGTTACAAATAAACTACTAGAAACTGCCAAAACAAGAAACGATGTTCTTGCCATAATTGATGTTGAAGGTGGGTATAAACCAACTACCGAAGAAGCAACAGCAGAACGCTCAAGACTTGGTAATGTTAATACTGCTGTAGCAACAATTAAATCAAGAGCACTAAATAACAGCTTTGGTTGTGCTTATTATCCATGGGTTTCAATCGACGCTGGTGGCGGAATTCCACTATGGGTTCCACCAAGTGTTGTTGCTCTAGGAACAATGGCAAGTAGTCAAGAAGCAACCGCAGTATGGTTTGCTCCAGCTGGATTTAATCGTGGTGGGTTAAGCAATGGTTCATCAGGCTTAACTGTTCTTGATGTTCGTGAAAGATTAAGTCTGAAACAGCGCGATGCTCTATATGAAGTAAATGTAAATCCAATTGCTTCATTCCCAAGCGAAGGCATTGTAATCTTCGGTCAAAAGACATTACAAGCAACCTCAAGTGCTCTTGACCGTATCAATGTTCGTCGTCTTGCTATCTATCTCAAAGATAGAATTGCTAAGATTTCAAGAGGCATCCTATTTGATCCAAACTTACAAGTTACATGGGATCGCTTCCTTGCGCAAGTTAATCCGTTAATGGCTGATACAAAAGCTCGTTTTGGTCTAAGTGATTACAAAGTTGTTCTTGATAACACAACAACAACTCCAGATCTAATTGATCGTAATATAATGTATGCCAAAGTTTATATCAAACCAGCCCGTGCTATTGAATTCATCGCAATTGACTTTATTATCACAAATACCGGCGCAAGTTTTGATGAATGATATATTTAATAATATAACTTATAAAGAGGAATTTTAAAATGAGTTTAATATGGACAAATGCGGCCCTTGAACCAAAGCGTAAATTTAGATATCTACTTAGCTTTGGCGATCCAAATGGCTTGTTGGGAGATTTTACATTTCTGGCTCAAACATGTGATCGTCCAGGTGTAAAAGTTGGTGCAAGTGAACATAAATATTTTGATAAAACTTATTATCATCCTGGTCGCGTCACTTGGGAACCAAATCCTCTTAGTATAAAACTTGTTGACATTCAAAAAATGGGACTAACTTCGCTAACCGATACAAACGAATCGCTATTAGCTGCTTTTGCTGCATCAGGCTTGAATGGCCTTATTGGTCCGCAAGGAGAAGTTAGAACTATCGGCAAAGAAAACGCAGTAAATGCTCTTGGAACTGTAAAAATAAAAGTCTTGAATGCTGCAGTTGATGCATCACAAGGTGGAATTCCAGGCCCAGCAGCAAATCTACCAGAAGGCATAGCAGAAGAATGGGAACTAAAAAATGCGTGGCTTGAATCATTCAAACCAGATGCCTTAGATTATGGTTCAGATGACATTTTGACCGTCACAGTACAAGTAAGATATGATTGGGCAGAATTTAAAGCAAATGGAAAAGGCAGTACGATAAATCCATTTGGTCCAGGTTGAAAATCAGAGGTGATAAATGAATGATAGAGACAATGAACGCCGCTTACAATTAGCAGGCGAAGATCCAGTCTCTACAAATGTGGTTGCTAGCGGCGGGCTAAAGTCAAAATTAGACTTGGCCTTTGCCGCTCCAACTCTTTTTGTAGAACTGCCATCAAAAGGGAAATTCTATAAACCGGGAAGTCCCTTACATGGAAAAGAAACTTTAGAAATAAAGTTTATGACAGCAAAAGAAGAAGATATTCTTACTTCTAAAGCTCTTATCAAGAAAGGTGTTGTTCTTGATAGATTAATG